ACGGTCACGAGAGCGGCAGGAATCTACAACGGCATCTACCGCTGGAGAATCTACTTCCAAGACGTCGGCGACACGGAGCCTCCGATTGTAGCTGGCGCAGGGAGCCTCTTCAGCAAATACAACGCCGCAAACAACACGATGGACATCTTCGAGGACTACACGGGATGGCAGGCAACGACATGGCCAACAACCGAAAGCTACCAAATTAACAGCACTCGTCCGATCATCAGAATCGACCAGCTAGACGCTCCGGCCCAGGAAGAATGGACTCAGGTCCGCGACTTCTACCCAGCAGACATGGGAACCACACCGGGCTGGTGCCTTCAGAACACGCGCCTCGGCTTCCATATCTACTCCGGTACATTCCCGACAGCCAGGGCAGACATGAATTCACAGATCGCCAACGGAACGCTCCACAGCGGAACTCCACCGGATTACATCGCCTGCGCGGTTTATTGGGACAACAGCATCGCTGAGGGGCACATCGGAGCATGGGACCACGGGACCATTTATTCGGACGGAGCAGTCTACCCGAGCTTCGACGCTATCGACAGAGGCTACCGAGGCTGGGGCGAGTTTTGTGACGGCCAACGTGTCGTTCAGCATGTCTAATCAAGGCAATTAATCAGGAGGATCACCATGACAATGCTAGGCGTCGACGTCAGCAAGTGGCAGGGAGTCGGAGCGGGAGATGAAGCTCCAGACTTCATCATCGCAAAAGCAACCGAGGGCGCAGGCTTCGTGGACCCGAACTGCGACGGCCACATCCAGCGAGCACTCAGCCAAGGCAAGAGCGTGGGCGTCTACCACTTCGCTCGACCGGACCTCAACGACCCAATCACCGAGGCTCGCTTCTTCGTTCAGAACATCAAGGGCTACATCGGCGAGGCAATCCTAGTCCTGGACTGGGAACAGCCAGGCACACAATGGAACACCGCCTGGGCCAAAGAATGGCTCGACGAGGTCCAGAATTTGACCGGCATCAAGCCACTCATCTACATGAGCGCAAGCGTCATCAACCAATATGACTGGAGCTTCGTCGCTCAAGCCGACTACGGCCTCTGGATCGCAGGCTACCCAGACCTCCGCGACAGCTGGGACATTCCAGATTTCCCTTACAGCACCGGAGCCTGGGGCTTCTACGCAATCTGGCAATTCACCAACAGCAACGGCAGGCTCGACCGCGACATCTTCCAAGGCGACAAGAACGCCTGGAACGCCTACGCGAAGAGCAACGGCGAAACCAAGCCAGCACCAGCACCAGCCAAGAAGACTAACGACCAGATCGCAGACGAGGTCATCACTGGCAAGTGGGGCAACGGAGCAGACCGCAAGCAAAGGCTCGAGGGCGCAGGCTACGACTACGCAGCCATCCAAAGGCTCGTCAATCAGAAGCTCGGGGTTAACGATCGCCAATACTACACAATCCGTCCAGGCGACACGCTAGGCGCAATCGCTCTTACATTCGGAACGACCGTGCCACAGCTCTGCGCATGGAATGGAATCCAGGACCCCGACATCATCTACGCAGGCGACACCATCCGCGTCAAATAAAGGAGAATCACAATGGCAACCAAGAAAAGCACAACAAAAGCAACCATTCCGATGAGCAACAAGACCTACGACATCCTAAAGGTCGTCGCAATCGTCATCCTGCCACTCGTCCAATTCATTTATACGGGCCTGGCACAAATCTGGGGCTTCGGATTCGGCGAGCAAATCAACGCCACGATTCAGCTCATCATCGGCGCAATTAACGTCATTCTGGGCGCAGCACTCGTTAAAAGCTCCGCAGACTATCACAAGGGCGACACGAGAGCGTAGCTCGAGCAGGGCCTCGCGCCCTCACTCCTGCAGCCGAGGATCAACTAAGCGAAGCATCCTATTCTTTACAACGGCGGCGGGATTGAGGACACGAGCCTCGAACATTCCAGAAAAGGGGGGGAGCAAAATGAAACTTGACGTGTTCATCGACATCCGCGAGCGCATCAACAGCAGGGCCCTCTGGGGCTACCTGGAAGACACCGGCATCAACGTGACGGACCTCGGCACAAATACCCTGGTTTACGGCACGATCGAGCTGGAGAATCTGACCCTGGTCCTCACGACCTGCCTCGAATTCGGAGATGCCATCGTAACCATCACGCCACCCCGCCACTAAAACAACCGCCCGGACAAAAGTCCGGGCAAATTCGAGAAACAAAATGCAAGAAATTATCATCGCAGCAATCAGCGCAGGCTTTCCAACTATCGCAACAATCGTCACAGCTACAATTCAAGCCAAGACCGCCAGTAGGAACGCGGCAAAGCAGAGTATCCTCCAAATGATCATGGAGGACCACATGGCGGTAGCAGAGGGCAAGCTCCCGAGCAACTATCAGAACATCCTCAAGGAGTACGACATCTACCACAAGGCCGGCGGAAACTCATACATCAGCGAGAAAAAAGAGGAGTACATCCGCTGGTGGCACGAGCAAGAAGAAGCGCGCAAAGCCAAATAATGTTACAATCAAGACGGAGGCACTGATGATCCGCCTCCAAAAGCCGCCCTTCGGGGCTGCTTTTTATTTGGCCAGAACACACTCCACCTCTGTTGAGGGGGTTGACAAAATCAAGCAAAAGCGGTATAATGAGAGCAGAATTAAACAAGGATCATCACAATGCAAAACTCTAATTGCGAGCGCGAAAGAACGCTCGAAGACCAGACAATCACGCTCGACTACGAAGAGCGCGCACTTCTGCGCCGAATTCTCACTCAATACTGCGAAAAGGCCGAAAATCCAGTCGACGAAGAAACCGCAGCCAACATCCTCGAAAAGACGAAGAGGAGCTAACATGGCCGAGCAGACATTCGCAATCACGATCAAGCACGAGGGCGAGGACTGGTGGCTGGCAAAGATGACAAAAGCTAAGGCTCCACTCAAGCACACCATCTACTCCTGGAGCTCGCTCCGAGAAGACGCACTAACAAACTTTGACACATTCGCCCAAGCTGAAGACATCGCCGCCAAATGCGGAGGCAAGGCCATCACAGCCGAAGCCTGCCCACGATGCCACGGCCTCATGAGCAAACACCCGGCACTCAGCCGAGAAGACAATCGAACGCAAATCTGCCAACGCTGCGGAACCCGCGAAGCATTGGAAGATTTCGAGAATCACGAGCCCACTCGACAAATCCGAGAATCTGCGCTATAATACAAGCATCGATTCATCTACAAAACGCCACCCCATCGGTGGCTTTTTGTGCCTCGCCTTCCAAGCCCCGAAGATAATCAACTCAATCTTCGGAGGTAATCAATGGATCCACAAGACCAACAGCAAGAAGCAAGGTACGTCATCCTGACAGAGGACATCCTCAGCAATCCCGAGCTGACTTCTAATGACAAGATCATCCTGGCACGAGCAACAGGCTTCCCGGAATTCTTCGAATCGGCAGAAATTACCGGCAAATTTCTGGGCATGAACGAGCGAACGGTAAGGCGCTCGAAGCAAAAGCTCCTCGAGCTTGGCTTTTTAATCGAAATCAGGAACACAGGCCACGGCAAGCGCTACGCGGTCGACCTACATCGCACTCTACAAAAGGCGGACAATCTGAGCGGACAAATTGTCCTATCAGACCGGACAAATGATGCACGACCGGACAAAATTGGTCATCAGACCGGACAAAATTGGTCATCAGACCGGACAAAATTGGTCACAGAGAATAAAGAGAGATTAAAAGGAGAAGAAAAACTATTATTTGAAGATAAATCTTCAAATAAGGCGCAGGCGCCTGGCGATGAATCGGAAGAGGTTCAATTAAAGGAAGACAAGCCTGCAATCTACGGCAAGCCCGAGATCAACGAAATCCTCGATTTATGGGAAGAAGCAACAGGCTTCGACTGGCACGGAGTCCGTCAGGAGCGATTCGCAACCAAGAACCTAATCGCCAAATACGGCTCTGAGGCCACGAAAGCGCTTGTAAGGCGGGTTCAACGCGCAAGACGAGCCGACGACCAATTCGCGCCACAAATCGCAAAGCCGAGCCAATTACTGGGCAAATACGAGAAGCTCACGGCGCTGACCATGTGGGAGGAGCGCCAGGCAAAAGCCGAAGCCAAGGAAGCCGAGGCTCACGCTCCAGCTTACGTGCCGGAATATATGCGGATGCCAGACGGACCGCGCCAAGAATATGTAGACGTCCGACCAGAAACTCCGGAAGAGAAGGCTGAAGCTCATCGCAAGGCGATGGAAATCCGAGCCAAGCTCCCATTCTACGTTCCAAAGGAGCAGAGAAAGGCAGGCTGCTAAATGAACGACGGAACACCGCAGGCGGAACCGAAGCCAACCTTCTACCTTTACAAGCGCGACGACGGCAAATGGTGTCGCACAAGCAAGGAGCTCACGGAAGAAATCAACAAACACATCTACTTCGGAAACGACTTCGACACCCAGATGCATGCCTTCTACCCTCAATGGGACGAGCCAGAATTTAAGAGCGAAACAAAGCCGGCCTGGTACATGCACGGAGATGGGCTTCTAAGGATGCGCTGGACGCTCACGGTCCGAGATCACATTCGAACCCACAGCAGATGCACTCCCTTAGGCGACGGAAGCTGCCTCCAACACAGCCCGCTCAAGCTCGGCTGGGATCCAAAATACAAAATGTGGACCATCATAGAACCTCAAAACAAAGCAACACCAGAACAGATGCGGAAATACAAAGACCCATATAAAAGCTAATCTGGAGGTAAGAGAGGAGGGCGATGCCCTACACAATCATCAACGAATCAGACCAACGCTGGCAGCAAGAGCTGGAGCTTCAAATCGCAAACGAAACGAGGCTCCCAATCCAAAGAGTCATGATGCTCGAATGGAGCCAGTTTGACGGCAAGAAAATCCGGACCCGGAGCAGGGAGGTGGAGCTTCAAGCTCTGACCGCAGCCGCAATCAACAGGCTTCCCTGCAACGGTCGCTGGATTTTCAGCCAATCCCCCTTCCCGCCGATAATCCCGGACGAATATCTGGAGGGAGCCAGGAGATGGACGGCTCGGCAGAACCGCAAAGACAAAAAAGGAGGCTTCTTTGGCAGGAAATAGCTCCTGCCAGAGGCGCAGCCTCATTGACAAAAAGGGCAACATTTGTTACTATAGAAACAACAAGCAGACAACTTCGACGCAGCACCTGGAAAACTAGAAAAAAGACACACGGGCAAGCCCGCGGATCATCAAACCTAAAATGTCGCACAATGTATACAATCAAACATCAACTGCGACACAATAAAATCACGACATCCGCAAAGCCAGCCCACGAGGCTGGCTTTTTTAAGCGGGGCTTGGAGGCGATAAAAGAGATGAATCGGTCGAAACCCCACCGGAGGAAGCGAGCAGAGCGGAGCGCAAGGATTGAGGCGTCCGCCACGAACGGAATCCCAAACACAAACAACCACAAAAACAAAGGAGCAAATATGAAACATAAAGCACGCACCGCACTCATCGTCGCAGGACTCATCGCAGCGATGCTTCTCGCAGGCAAGGTCGACAACGACTACGCCGAACAGAAGAACACGCCAAGAGAATCCTGCAGCTGGATCACAACAGCAGACGGAGTAAGCAGGTGCAAATAAAGGAATCACTAATGGCAGGAACGAAAGCAGGTGGAATGAAAGCCGCCGCAACAAACAGAGCAAGGCAAGGACGCGACTTCTACGCGCGCATCGGAGCAATCGGCGGGCGCAACGGCCACACAGGAGGCTTCGCAGCCAATCCAGAGCTGGCGAAAATCGCCGGCGCGATCGGCGGCAAGATTTCAAAGCGCGGACCAGCCAAGAAAAAGGACAACTAATGAAAAAAGAACAGCTACAGGAGCTTCTCATCGCCAGCCTGGTCGCTTTAATAGCACTCGGCGCGATAATCCTCGCATTAATGATTGGAAGCACCATAGACGGCACGAAGCAGGCCCAGGCTTACAACCTGAACTGCCTCACGGAGCCAAAGGCTGAGCCACTAAAGGAGTGCAAAGAATGAGTGAGAAGAAGACACTCGCTGCGAAGATCGCAGCAATCAGCAAAGACCTCGGAGCAATCAAGAAAGGCGGCCACAACGGCGAGCAACACTACGACTTCATCGAATATGCGGCAGTTTCCGGCAAGATCCGCGAACTACTAGACAAGCACGGAGTCGCAATCATCCCGAGCGTCATCGATTACGAGCGCGACGATGTAAAGAGCCAACGCGGTGCCACAGGCTACCACTACACACTCAAGATGCACTTCACGGTCATCAACGCGGACGACCCACAGGACAGAATCGAATCGGACTGGCTCGGAGAATCCACAGACTGGGGCGACAAAGGCATCAACAAGGCAGAAACAGCCGGGACAAAATACTTCTACATGCGAACCTTCAACATCAGCGAGAAGAGCGACGCAGACAACGACCCAGACAACCAGAACAACGCAGCAGCCGAATCAAAACCAGCCCCGAAGAAAAAAGAATTCAAGAGCGACTCACGCCTCGACTTCAACACGATCCGCGAAACTTGCGCAGCCATCGACGACATCGAGAGCCTCGAAGCCTACTGGCAAGAGCTCGCACAGCTGAAGCCAAGCAAGGGAGCGGTTCCATACATCACAGAAATCTTCAGCAAGCGCAAGGCAGAACTCGGAGGCGATAAATGAGCGAATCCAAACAGCCGCTGAGCTACCACACAGCACTTCAGGTCGAGCAGACGGCGGCGCTCATCCGCCTAATCGGCCCGAAGATTAACAACGAAGAAGACCCCAAGACGCTGCTCGACGCAGCAGAAGCACTCAACAAAACTACCTGGGATTTAAAGAAGAAGCTGCTCGAAGAGGCAATTCAGGAGGGCGATGCATGACGCCAGAAGAAGAACGCGCGAGAGAGTGGGCGAGAAAAGCAGCGAGCATCATCGAAGAATCCGGCATGGAGTACATGGTCATGGTCTACCCGAACGACGAGAGCGTCCTCACAAAGGCCAAGGCAACAGCCGAGCAGATGATCACAAGCGCAGACAAGATCGTCCGAGAAATCGCACGAGCGACAGGCATAGAGAGAGCAGACGTCCTAAGAGCCATGCTTCTCAAAGAGCCGAGAGTCGAGCACAAAACATTCAAGAAAGGATTCGAATGGAAATAGATCGCGACAAGGAAGAAATCCAGAGCGAGCAGATGCGCGACGAGAAACAGAAGCCGAGCCTGCTCCCATATAACGAAAACGCCAACGGCGGACGCTGGTGGGAGGACAAATAAATGGCAATCACGATCCTACAAGTCATCTTCTACGCGGTGCCACTCCTCGCAGTGGTCCTGCTCGGAATCCTCATCTACGACAGCGCAGAGCAGGTCATCTTTCACAAGAGGCTCCACAAGCTACTGAGGAATCAGGCACTCACAAACGGAGCCTTCAACTCAGAAGAGCTGATGCTCGAGGCAGACAAAATGATGCACGACGAGAACGAATCAGACAACGCTCGGGAATTCGCAAAGCGCGTCTACATCATCGGAAGAACAGCCAAGATGGCCAAGGAAGAAGAAGAGTAGAAAATCACCCCTTCAAAGCACACAGGGGCAAAAGAGTCACTGCAGCACATCACATCAGAACTAGGGAGCCGAGGAGAGATTGCGATTGTATAACTCAAACTTTCCAGGAGTAAACTCGGCTCACAAGCGGTGGCTTACCTCAACAAAAGCCCGCCGCATCCCGCACAGAGAAGCTTCGTAAATCAAGTTTCTTCCCTCACCAAAGTGCGGGAACTTGCCAGCAACGCCCCTAAAGGACGAAGCTGGCACACCACCCTTACCCAGGGAGGCTCAAATCGCCTTCGTCTTCCTCCCTGGGAAATATATCTGATTGGCAGGTGCATCCTAAAGGCCAGCGTGGCGAATACCGGATGTTTTACACACGCCCCTCGCGGAGAAAACGATCGAGCACTTGAATGTCCTTTCAAGCTCGACCGAAAGCTAAATGAGCAAAAGCGCGGACTCCTATCGGAAGCTCCAGCCTGCCATCTTCTCAAATACCCCGCAGCCCTCCCTGTTAGTTAGCGGCTGCGGGAATCCGTGCCGACGAATCCCTAAAGGACGAGCCGGTTCCCATAATTATGACGGCCTCGGAACTCAGACTTCCCCTAAACCGAGCCCGAGGCCACCCAAAAGCAAAACATAAACGGAGGCAAAGCGCATGGAGTGCATCAAGCTCCACTACACAGGACAAATCCTGAGCAAGAAGAATCGCCACATAGTCGCGAATATCAACGGCCACAGGCTCATCAAGCCAGACAAAGAAGCAAAGGCCAACGAGGATGACATGGTGGCGCAGTTTCGAGCACAGCTCCTGACATCTACCAGGCGAACCTGGGCGATGCTAAGCAAAGAGCGCAGAGTCCTCGAAGCCAAAGCCAAAGGCGAAACCTACTACATCACAATGCGCATCACGGAGCCGAACCTAATCCGGCGCGACCTGGACAACCAGGCAAGCACGATCATGGATGCGCTCACGCGAAGCGGAGCGATCGCCGATGACTGCTGGCAATTTGTAAAGAAAATCACCATCGAAGCCGGAGGCGTCAGCCCTACGCCAGGCGCAGACATCGAGATCAAAATCATGGGCAGGAGGTAAAGACTGGGCAGATACCGAATGAGCGGGATCATCATTCGCGACTTCGAGGAGCTCACCATCGTGATCGAAGACCGAAACACAATCTGGGCGCTTCCGAAACATTCGATGCCCAACGTCATCTTCCACAGGTGGTACGGACCACTGGGAACCTTTGAAAACTGGCGCAGATTCCGCGAGCGGATGCGCGCCAACAAGAACATCACGCTCGCAGACTGCTACCGATTGGCCAATCGCTGGCAGGTCCAAATGCAAGGCACCACAAGGCGCCCCGAATCACTAAAGCACGCAACACTCGCAAGAAAGGAGCATGAATGACAGAAGAACCACGCTTCGCAACCTTCGAAGCGACTATATTCGAGGATTGGATGGCAGAACATGAGAGCGAATTAGGAGAACTCTTCGGCCAGAATCCGGACATTATCATCAAGCACAATTATGCCGAGCGCACGGTCACAATTACGGAGCTTCCAAGCAAGAATCGAAAACAGAGCATGATTGATTTAATCGCAAAAGATACGCAGGAGGAATCAGAATGAGCTTCGAAAAAGTAAACCCAAGCCACCCAGACAAAGTCGCAGACAGAATCGCCGGCGCAATAGTCGACCTGGCCTACAAGCAAGTAGAAAATCCGAAAATCGCGGTCGAGGTACTTATCGGCCACTACAGGGCGCACATCATTGTAGAAACAAGCGTCCCGCTCGCGATTGAGGACATCGAGAGCATCGTCCACAGAATCGCAGGCGAAGACATCAACGTCGACTATCAGGAGGTGCCACAGAACTACCACCTAGCAGAGAATCAGAGCAGAGAAATCCGCTGCGGCGACAACGGCATCTTCAAGGGCGTCCCGATAAATATGGAAGAAGCAACGCTCCGAGATGTGGTCAAGAACCTCTACAAGAAATTCCCAACAGACGGCAAATTCATCTACAACGGCAGGACGGATCAGTTCATCGCCTGCCAAAGTAACGCCAGCCAAGACGCGCTCATTGAAGCGATCAGCGACAACTTCTACGAGGAAGACCGCCCGGCAATCTACGCGAACCCGCTCGGACCATGGACAGGCGGAACAAGCGTCGACACGGGCGCAACGAATCGCAAGCTAGGCTCAGACATGGGCAGAGCGATCACGGGAGGCGGTCTACACGGCAAAGACCTCAGCAAGGCGGACGTAAGCGTCAACATCGCAGCGCACATCCTCGCACAAGAAACAGAGCGCGAGATTCAAGCAGAGTGCGCAATCGGCGACACAGACATCGTCTTCACATATCAGGATGGCAAAGAAACCAGGCAGAGAGCCATGGGCTACACAGATGTGGTCGAGATGGCTCGCGATTATATCAACGAAATCGGCGGCTTTGAGAAGCTCGCAGAATGGGGATTGATCAGATGAAACCAAAGGCACAAGTCATCTACAGAAGCCTGAGCGAGCTCCACGAGCTCCCAGGCAACCCGCGCACGATCAAAAAGGACCAATTTGAAAAGCTCAAAAAGAGCCTCACGGACAACGCGGACTACTTCGAAGCGCGCCCAATCATCCTGAGCGACCGCACAGGCGAGCTGGTAATCATCGCAGGCAACCAACGCTACAAAGCCGCCAAGGCGATCGGGCTGGAGCAAGTGCCAACCATACTGCTCGAAGGACTCAGCGAAGAACGAGAGCGCGAAATCGTAATCCGCGACAACGTCGAGAATGGCGACTGGGACATGGACGCGCTCGCGAACGAATGGAACGCTCAGGACTTGCTCGACTGGGGCGTAGACCTGCCAGAACTCGAGAACATCACGGAAATCGTCGAAGACGAAGCTCCGGAGGTCCAGCCAGACGAAGAACCGATGACCAAGCTCGGCCAGATTTGGCAGCTCGGCAACCACAGACTCATGGTCGGCGACAGCACCAAGGCCGACCAGGTCGCAGAGCTAATGGGAGGCGAACTGGCAGACTTACTCATCACGGATCCGCCATACAACGTCAACTATGGTGCGCGGCGGTCATGCTAATCCCGGCAAGAACAGACACGAGATGGTGGCACGAGTACATCTACAAGAATCCGAACGCCAGCGTCCACTTCATCAAAGGACGGCTCAAATTCGGAGGAGCGAAGAATCCGGCACCATTCCCGAGCGCAATCGTAATCTTTACAAATTGGAGGACATAACATGGCAAACGAGCAAAACTTGGTGCCACAGGCTCACGTGCTAACGGTCGAGGAAGCGTCGAAAGGCGGAAAGGCTTCCGGACTGGCTCGCAAGCAAAAGAGAACCATGCGGGAAATAGCGGAAGCGATCGGGAACATGGAGCTTAAAAACCCGAAACTGCTCGCAAGCATGCACGAAGCGGGCTTCGAGGATCCAATCACGAACGACGACGCGGCCTTCTTCGGATTGATCCGCAAAGCGATGACCGGCGACCCAAGTGCCATGAAGCTACTCGCAGAGATGCGCGGACAATACAGCACGAGAGTCGAGGTCGAGCCAGTCCAGCCGAAACCACTCATCGACCTGACCGAGGCAAAGCCAGCCAAGGTGACAAAGAAAAAGACAGGAGGCAAGAAATGATCTACATCATCAGCCAAATCGCGGGCTGGCTCGCGACAATCTTTCGAGCCGGAGGCATGCTCGCCAAGAACGCGAAGACAGTCAAGGTGCTCGTTTCAATCGGCAACCTAGGCTGGATGATCAGCGGAATCCTAACGGCCAACATCCCGCTCATCGTCAGCAACGCGCTCTGCTTGGTGGTCATGGCCATCGAACTCATAAGGAGCAGAAAATGACAGGCGCAGATTTGAAACACGCAAGGCTCAAGCAAGGCATCACGCAACGGGCCAGAGCAAAGGAGCTGAAGCTGACCGTTCAAGCCATCAACAGGCTCGAGAACGAGAAACGCGACAAAGCGCTCCGCAAATGGACGAGAATCCTCGAGGTCTATGGCTTCGCAATCGTCAGCACGGAACCACAAACCAAGCCAGAGAACTGGAACGACTACACGGAGCAAGCATGAAGCAGAAGATCACGCTCATCGTGCCGGCTTACAACGAGGAGCCATTCATCGACCGCTGCATCGCTAGCATCAAGAACCAAACGGTGCCGTTTGACCAGGTCATCTTCATCGACGACTACTCAACAGACGGAACGACAAAAAGCTTGCTCGCAGTAAATGGCAAGCAGGACTGGACGTGCTGCAGGTTCATAAAGAATCAGGGCGTAAGTGCAGCGAGGAACAAAGGCATCCGAGAGGCCAAGGGCGACTGGATCACATTCCTGGACGCGGACGACGAGCTCACTCCGGACGCTTGCAAGAAGATGCACCGAGCAATCGAGCGCTGGGGTGACCAGACCGACTGGATCCAATTCAACCACCTCCGCCACTACGCGAGAGTCAACAAGACGGTCAAGAAATACTGGAACGAAGACGGCTGGATTGACATCCAGAACCTCCACGACAAGCACTGCTGGTGGGGAGTTTGGAATAAGCTCATCCGAGCGGACGCGATCGAGTGGCTCTTCCTGGACCCCATGCGCTACGGCGAGGACGGCATCTGGGTGCTCACGCACCTGCTAAACGGTGCGAGGATTTGGCAGGTCAACCAAGAAACAGTCGTCCACCACTTCGAGAATCCGAACAGCCTCACAAAAAGCAAGACGGCCGAACAGCTCGACCTGCTCGAGCACAAGCTCCGATGCATGCTCAGAGCCCACTCGGACACAACGGAACCTTACGACAACATCAAGGCAATCATCGGGTGCATCGACAGCATCCGTGAGAATCCGAACTACAAGGAGGTCAGAAAATGAGCGACATCGTCTACCTACTAAAGGACGGGCCAAACGAGGAGCTGCGCTACAGCCTCCGAAGCGTCGAGAAAAACTTCCCACACGACAGAATCATCTTCGTCGGCGGGAGGCCTCAAGACATCACGCCAGACATCTACATCGAGGTCAGACAAAACAGCCCGACAAAATGGACCAACACCAGGCGCAACCTCACAATGGCAGCTCAAGACACCAGAGTCAGCGAGGACTTCTGGCTTTTTAATGACGACTTCTTCATCATGGCGGACTATGACAAAACCCAGGCAGAATTCGACGGCGAGCTGATGCAACACATCGAAGAGGTCGAGATGCGCCACGGGATGCTCCAGAGTCGCTACACGAAGCTCCTGCGCCATCTGCACAAGACGCTCACGGACGCAGGCATCGAAAAACCGAAAAACTACGCGATCCACAGACCGATGCTAATCAACAAAACAAAAGCGCTCAAAACGCTCCAAGACTTCCCAGAGGAGCCAATGTTCCGCGGGTTATACGGAAACATCAACCAAATCGGAGGTCACCAGGTCAAGGACTGCAAGTTCACGCCATGGCTAAAACCAAGCACGAGAGGAGCGACGGTCATCAGCACAGAAGACAACAGCTTCCGCACCGGGAATATCGGCAAGAAAATCCGCGAAGCATTTCCGGAGCCGAGCAGATGGGAGAAGCATGCCTAACTACGTCACGACAGGCCTCAAGAGGCTCAAGAAGCTCTTCACAAGCAACAAGCGCTTCCTAATCGCTCAAGGAGGAATGCGATCGGCCAAAACTTACAGCATCATGATGCTCATCATCAGCTGGTGCCAGATGAAACCCGGAAAGGTGGCGAGCATCGCCGGCCTGAGCTACCCACACCTGGCCAAGGGCGCAATCCGCGACTTCCAAAACATCATGAAAGCGGCGGGAATCTGGGAGCCAGACCGCTGGAACGGAGGCTCGAAGACCTACACATTCGCAAACGACACGATCATGGAGTTCATCAGCGTGGACAAGATGGACGCCCACGGCCCAGCGCGCGACCTTTTATTCGTCAACGAAGCAAACGACATGGACTGGGAAACCTTCGACCAGCTCGCAAGCCGTACCGCAGACAAGGTCATCATCGACTACAACCCGACAGCGGAATTCTGGGCGCACACGAAGCTCCTCAAAGAAAAGCCGGAACGCTGCGACTTCATCATCCTGACTTATAAGGACAACGAGGCACTCAATCCGAACATCCGGGAGTACATCGAAGACCACAAGCCGAAAAAAGGCGAGAAGCCGAGCAACTGGTGGCTAGTCTACGGCCTCGGCCAAATCGGAAGCCTCGAGGACAACATCTATCACGGATGGCGCAAAGCGACCGCACAGGAGCTCGCAGAACCGGGCAAACTGGTCCGATATGGCCTGGACTTCGGCTACAACGACCCAACGGCTCTGGTGGCCATATACGAGCGCAAGGACGGCAAGACACTGGTGCGGGAGCTTCTCTACGAATCCGAGATGAACTCCGACCAATACCCGGGAACTTTTGAACAGCTGAAGCTCGACCCGAGCGTCCTGATCGTCGCAGACTCAGCAAGGCCGGAAATCATCAACACAATCGCCGTCCACGGCTGGCTCATCATCGGAGCAGACAAGAACGCCGGAAGCGTCCTCCGAGGCATCGACAGAGTCCAGCAGAGGCAAATCATCTACGAGGGCAAGAACCTCGAGCGAGAGTACTACAGCTACGCCTGGCGGAAGACAAGACAAGGCAAGGTGCTCGAGGTCCCAGAAGACGGCAACGATCATCTACTGGATGCCACGCGCTACGCCATCGACAACCTCGAACAGCCGCACTTCGACTTCTAAAAGGTTATGCTAAAATAAAACAAAAAAGGAGATCATCGCGATGAAAATCGGCTTCAGAAAGCCCAGCCTCAAGAAAACAATCAGCGCCAGGACCAAGGGCGCAATCACACGCAAAGCAAAGAAGACCGTGATGCCTTTATATGGCACAAAAGGCATGGGAATCCTCCACCCAGAGCGAGCCATCAAGAACAAAATTTACAAAAAGACCACAATCGACCCTCTGAAGAAGATTCGGTGATATAATCGAGCTAATCTTCCAAATACAAAGACCACCCAAGCGGTGGCCTTTTTTATTCCGTGTCGTTGGAAGCGCACAAACAAATCAACTAATCAAGGAGCAACATGGCCTTCAAAATCGCAGGAATCGAGCCGGTAGAACTCGGCGACAAACAATGCAAGCCACGCCTAGACGCAGACAAGCGCCTCAGGCTCACAGAAATCAAATTCAGCACCCAAGCAGAGAAGCGCAAAGCCATCCAGGTCATCGCATCCTGCTTCCCAGAAGACGAAGAATTCGTGACAGAATTCCTCACAGCAGAAGCAGGCGATCAGGACCTCCAGCTTCTCGCACTATACCTGAGGGGAGGACAGAACGCGCTCAACGCTTACCAGCAAGCCTACGACAAGCTCATGGCAGACGTGGTAGCAAAGGCGCAGGAGGAAGCAAATGCCATCGATTAAACTCGTCTATCAGGACTGCCCGATGTGCGGATCCAGACAAGAGTGGGGCGAGCGACAAATCGAAAAGGCCGGCGCAGCAGGACTCGAGATTGAGAAGATCAGCTTCGCAAGCCCAGAGGGAAGCCACCTCTGCAAGGAAGCCGTCCTCGCAGGCGTTGGCAGACTCCCATTCTTTACAGACGGGAAAACCTTCCGCTCAAGCATCGACGACTTCGCAGATGCAATCATCAATCAACAGAAACCAAAGACAACCAAGAAGCGCACAACGCGCAAGAAAAAGGAGAAGGCTGAATGAGCTTCATCGACAGAATCCTGGATGCAAGAAATGCCAGGCAGCGCACCTACCGAGCCGAACAAGCCAACAGAGTCGCGCAAGAAATCCGCCAAAACTTCCGTCTGAGTCCGCTCTGCTCAGACTACGAGAACTTATTCGCACAGGTCCGCCCGCTCATTAACGAGATGAAGATGGTGCGACCATTCGCGGTCAACGAAAAGGGCGAGAGAATCAAGAACCCAAACAAGACGCCAGAGCTGAACCTCCTCGACTACCCGAACGACGAGATGGGCTGGGCCGAATTCGCAGATTTAATGTTTGCGACCTGGCTCACTAAAGACCAGCTCTTCATCCACGTCCACAAAGACAAGCGCGAGAACATCATCGGCTACTCGATCATCCCAGGAAGCGCACTCACATGGAACGGCCACGAATTCGTCTGGGTAGTCCGCGACGCGGAGGGCTCGGAGTTTGAACTAAGAAAAGACGAGGTCATGACGCTCCGCTTCAGCCGAAGCCCAGATGATCCATTCCGAGGCATCAGCCCAGCAACCGCAGCCAGAGCATGGGCGCAAACGGACGACCTAGTCGCACAATACCAGCGCGCCTTCTTCGAGAATGGGGCGATCCCACAGACGATCACATTCATCACGGCATCAACGCGCGAGAAATACGAGGAAACGCGCTATGAGCTCGAATCCAAGCTCCGAGGCGCAGAGAACCACAACAAAACAGTCTACGCTTGGAGGCAGATGCTCCCAGGCTCAGGCGATACGATGGACCAAATAGAGGTCAAGACAATCCAGGCGCCGAACAACACGCTCGCGATCAAGGAAATCGTCAGCATCGTCAACGACAGACTCAACAAGGCCGTGGGCGTTTCGAACTTCATCTTAGGCGACGACAGCTCGGCCAAATACTCGAACGCTGAACTCAGCCAACAGCAGTTCATCCGCAACAGAGTCTATCCAGCTTTGACTACCTTCTGGAGCCAATTCCAATTCGAGCTCGACAGAATCACAGGTGGCCTCGGCTACGCGATCCAATTCGAGATTGAAATCCCAGAACTGACAGAGCGCGCTCAAGTAAAGGCAGAAACAGCCAAGAAGAACGCGGAAACTTTGACAGCACTCATCAAAGAAGGCGCAGACGCATCATCGGTGGTCAAGGCGCTCGAACTACCAGAGGCATGGCTTCAGGTCGCCTCCGGCATCCAACTCAAGGCACTGGCAGGCAATACTACATCAACATCGGAGCCGTCCCTCGCAATCGACTCCAAATCTTCTTCATGCTCGAGCCACTGCCAGTGCACCGAGAGAATCACGGACAGCATCGATGACTTAAACGAAACAGAGCGCAAGCTCTACCAAGTGCTGGTCGACATGGCCGCAGCAATCGCCAGAAACGACCCAGGACTCAGCCAGGACGAGGTAATCGCCCGAGTGGTGGAAATCCTCGAGGAAGAAGCAAAAAAGGGCGACAAGGCCGCAATCAAGCGCCTTCTCGAACTCACGGCCGAACCAGAGATTCAGGCTGAACTCACGGCGGAACTCAAGAAGATCGCACTAAATCCAGCTTTGACAGACAGAATCCGCGCAAGAGCATCACAAATAGTCGGCCACTACGACGAAGAGGTCCGAGATGTAATGCGCACGGTACTCGAGAACACCAGAAACCTCACGGCAAAAGAAATCGAGCAGAGGCTCATGGAAGCAATCCCACGCTACAGAGCAGCGATGATCGCAAGAACCGAAACCAACTACGCATTCAAGAGCGTCCAGATTGACAAATATTCGGAGTTTGAGAAGCAATACAACATCAAGCTCGAGTGCACCTGGAGATGCTCACGCGACCGCCTAACATGCGACGTTTGCGCAGCGATGGATGGCCAGACGACCACCCTCGGCGAAGCCTACAAGCACATCATCGAAATCGACGAGGACACACAACTCATAAATGGCAAGACACTCGACGCAGGCACGATCATCGAATGGGAGCCAAGCGAATGGAACGACCAGGGGCTCATCCCACAACCACATCCGAACTGCCGATGCTTCTTCGAGGTAAAGAGGGTCAAGGAATGAAAATCAACTGCCCAACCTGCGGCCGAACCATCGGCGACACCCAGGACAACCTAGACGCAACGCTCAACTGCAAGCGATGCGGAGCGCAGAAAATCAGCATCCGCACCGCCAGCTTCAAAGACTATTTAAACTGGTCGAATTCGACCAAATTAAACGGCCAACAGGCCACGGAGGAATCAGATGACAAATCCTAACAACGCAATCGGCACGAACGGCGCATTCAACGGCAGAACATCACCAAACGCCCTGAACGACATCCTCGGCGCGTTCAGCAAAGGCATTGTAAGCGGATGGACATGCTCACCAAAGACAGGAATGACGGTCCAGCTAGGCGGAAGCGCCAGCGTCCGAGATGTCGCCCTGGCCGAAGACAACGCCGGCAACAAGCTCACGATCGACAACCGCTCAGGCGCGCCAGTAGAGGTCACGCTAGGAGGCGCTCCAAGCACAAACAACCGCATCGACTGCATCGTCGCTTACGTGGACAACCCAAGCACAGGCGACGACAGTACCACAGACAACCCAACAGCCTGTGGAATCATCGCGGTGAGCGGTACGGTCGCAGCCAACCCGACAGCGCCGAGCGACGCGCAAATCCGCGCAGCAATCACAACAGACGGCGCAACAGGCGGCGTCGCCTACTACGTGATCCTCGCAACGATCCTAGTCGGCACTAACGTGACCACAATCGGCTCTGGCGTCATCACACAAGGAGCATCTGCACAGAGCCTCGCAGACATCGCAGACGGAAGCATCACGACAGACAAGGTCGCAGATGACGCAGTAACATCGGATAAGGTAGATTGGTCGACGATGGGAATCCAGAACCTCCGGACTTATCATCTGACCGGGACAAGCGACGGGAACGGATTCATGAGCGTTCCGACTAGCGTCGTACGTCCGAGCACTGGGATGGTCATCGGCGTGCGAAACAACCGCACGCAGACAGATGGTGTCTTTCTGATAAATAACAACTGTTATGATGACAACTTCGCCGTTCGTCATTTGAGCTGGTCTTTAGGGAATAATTATGCGAACCAGACCCACGACCTGACCGTCTATTATGTCCTCGAATAAATACTGACCATCGGCAAAATCCCCGAACATCCGGGGATTTTTTGTGCCGTGTCGTTTGGCCAATAAAACCAAGCCATGAAGACCACTCACATCAACGCAGCATTCGTGGCCGACGCAAAGACGGCAACAGAGCGCCGCTTCCGCAACATCCTGGCCAACAGCGGCCGAGTGATGGAGTCCGGGGAGGTGCGCGACATCGCCAACCTTTACGTTATGGGCACAAACGGCGAGCTATACAGAATCGCCGACCTCAACACCAACCCAGACAAGCAAACCGAGCAGTACACGGTCCAAGCTCAAGCTGATCACGGCGAAATCGTAGACGGAGAACTCGTCCCGACTATCGAGAAGCAATTCGGAAGCTGCAAAGTTTGGCTCGAAGAAGATGGCCTTCACGCCCGAATGTACTTCGCAGACGGCGACCCACTAGCAGACCACGCCTGGGCAATCAGCCAGGATGCCAGCTACAGCATCGGCATGGAGTGGTACCCGGAGGGCTACTACGGCACGGGCTACGACATCGACCAACCAATCGGAATTCTGCGCGAGATTTCGATGGTGCTCACAGGAAACGATCCGCGCGCTAAGACTATCGACCAGAAACCGGAAGAAGCAGAGGGCCAAGGGGCCGCCGAAGACGGAGCTGGTAATCAAACAAACCAAACGGAGGAAGAGCAGGTGGCAAACACTACCGACAACCTCACCCCAGACGAGAACGTCGCATTAAAGCGCGCTCTAGTCGAGGAATTGAGCCAGGTCGTGGACAAGTTCACAACCGAAGCTCCGGAATCCGAAACCGAGCCAACAGCTGACTCACTAGACGCTGAAGAAGCTCCAGAAGCTGCGGAACCTCAGACAGAGGAAGCCAAAGCCGAAGAAGCTCCAGAAGCCAAAGCAGAAGAAGCCGAAGAATCGGAAGAAGATCCAGAAGAAGAAACAACCGAACAGGAGGAAACTAAAGTGGCAGAAACAACTGACACCCTAAACAGCCCAGTCACGGTCATCAAAGACAAAGCGGTCGCTCAGGAAGCAGCTGCGGTCAAATACGACTGGCTACACAGCGAAGCAGGCCACAAGGCATTCGCTGACACACTAAAGAACGTAGGTCGCCTCGGCGCATCATTCGATGCAGCATGGAGAGCAGAAGTTCAGAAGCACATGAGCCTAGACGGCATCAGCGGCCTTCCAAACCCAGCACCAGTAGAGCAGTACTTTGTAGACGCACTCGAGAAGAGCGATGGCATCATCAGCCGCTTCGAGTTCATTTCTGCAAAGAGCTTCCGCGTAAACGTCCTCACAAGCGACAGCCGCGCAGCTGGCCACAAGAAAGGCGACACCAAGGCCAACCAGAGCGTCACCAACCAGGTCCGCGATGCATTGGTAAAGATGGTCTACAAGCGCCTCGACCTCGACGCAACCGAACTCTACGAGAACCCAGGGCTTATTGACTTCCGCTCCCGCGAACTAGTCGAGGCCATCATCGCAGAAATCGAACGCGCTGCAATCATTGGCGACGGTCGCCAGGCACCATCTGGCACCGATCCGGACTATCGCCTCTTCGATGGCACTCGCGGTTTGTATAGCATCCTCGCAGATGCAACCGCAGCTTCAGGCATCGGCACCGAACTCGCATCCAGCGTCACGGTAAACGGCAACCTTTACGATGGCGTCGCCACTGCAAAGGGCCAAATCCGCACCGAAGGTGGCCAGTTCATCGTCGCGAAGAGCCAGATCATCACTGACATGCGCCTCGCAAAGACCACCGGCAACGGCTACCTAATCCAGCCAGGTGCTCGCCTCGAGGACATCCTCGGCGTCGAGAGAATCTACACTCCATCATGGATGGACAACGCCTCTGTCGATGCAATCCTAGTCGTCAATCGCGCTTACAAGCACGGCGGCGAGAGGAACATCCGCGTCCGCGCAGACTTCGACACCAGCACCAACACGGACATCTTACTCGACGAAACTCCACGCTGGGGTACCCTCGCAGCTAAGAAATCCGCAGTAGCAATCACGCTCGGCGAAGAATCCTAATAAAAGGCAAACAGGAGGAACCATGACGCAAGACGACTACAAGCTCTGGACTGGCTCAACTGCCAGCTACACAGATGCAGAGTGGCAGAAGATCCAAACCGCAGCGAGTAAGCGCCTTGCGCGTTTCCTCTGCCTGGACCCACTCCCGACCACACTCCCGGAAGACCTCGCACAGCTCCTCGCATTCTTCATAAATGCGACGCTGAACCACCGAACGGATTCCGGGCAGGTGGAAAGGAAGACGGTCCGAAACTTCTCGGTAGAATTCAGAGAATCGACTGCCGCCAACGCTTACGCTGCAATCTACGGACAATTCGAGGACATCATCGAGGCCTACAGCCAATGCGGCCCGACAATCACGGTCGAACACACGAAGAGGCACTGCTGCGATGGACGTCTTTGAAGCATTCCCGAACGCAATCGAACGCTGGACAATCGGCGAGGTCAACTACGGAACCATCCAAGGCACAATCATTGAGAACAGCCAAACAATCCGAGTCCTAGTCGACCAAGGCACGAACGGAAACCCAACAGCAGCGCCAAGCGCAGCCACAATCGCAAGCGACACGCTACTCTACGCGGTGCCAGAAGACCTGCTAACTACAGACACGAGCGAGCTGGTCGCTGATTACATCATCACGGACCCGAGCGGAAAAACATTCGAGATCATCGATGCGGGAGCCGGCAAGAATCAGCACACAGGCAAGCTCGAACACATCGAGCTGAAGCTCAGACCGACCGAAGCCCTAACAGGAGAATCCGAATGAAATTCGATGTAACCGAACACATGACCGCCGACAACAAAGGCGGAGGAGTGATCGCGAGCATCGATTTCGAGTGGGACACTAGGAAGATCAAAAACTGGGAGCAGAACTTCATCAACGGCCTCTTCGATATGGCCTGGGACATCCGCAACAAAGCGCTCTTCAAAGCCCCTTACGTAACGGGCGCACTCCGCAACTCAATCCGAGTCGAGAGAGTGGACCAAGAGGACGGAATGGACATCATCGCCGGCGGTAAAGCCTCGGTAATGGACAACGCGGACTTCACGAGGGGCAACCCAGGCACACGCTTCGTAGACTATGCCTGGAAGCGCGAGCAAGGCCCAAACAGAAACCCAGCCACCGAACACTACATGGAGAACTCGCTCAGCGAGGTCATGAGCGGCAACTGGCAACAGCACTACTTCAAAGGAGTCACACAATGATCACGCTCGCAATTTTACAGAAGATGGTCCAAGACGGAGTCGCAGGACTTCAGCAAGACAAGACAATCTTCTGGGAGGAAGCGCCACTCCAGAAGAACGGCGCACCAGCACAGGGCGTCTGGATCGTAACGCGCGGCGGGAGCCTCGCAGGAACGCCACACGGCCTGAATCAGAACGCCATCGCGGACTTTTACGTAGCATTCGCAGACAAGACCAAAACCGAAGACACGCTCGCACAAATCCTGAGCTGGATTCGAGCCAACCTCGGAATCTGCGAGCTCAGCGGAACCGTTGGCAGCAGCCGATACCACTACACAAACATCAGAATCCGCCCAACGACAAGCCCGAGCAACTCGGGAGTGACGAGCAACGGACTCATCGTCAAAGTGGCGAGCGCTGAAATCTACTACGATCAATCAAACTAAAGGAGGGCAAATGGCCACAACACAAATCACACAGCTCCGCCGCATCATCTTCCGCAAGAAGACGAGCGCAAACGCAAGCTGGAGCGGCGTCACATTCGAGCCGGATGAACTCGGTCAGGACACCATCATGAGCGTCACAATCGCTCCACGCAAGGCCGAACGCAACTCGAGCGTAGCTACTACGAGCACACCAATCGCCGGCACACTCGGCGAATTCGCAGGCTCGATCACATTCCTCGCCGACACTTGGAAACAAATCGGCAAGGCACTCGGTCGCTACACTGCCGCAACTTACGCAGACGCAGGCGATGCCGTCCAAATCACGGACGACGCAAGCAACCTCTGCGGAGATGGCGTCTATTATGACGTAGTCGCCCAGGGCATCTGCGACGACGGAAGCGCAGCAGACGTGGAACTCACACGCTGCCTCCCAAGCATCGACGACGCAATCGAACTCGGCACCGGCACGACCCAGACGGTCACGCTAAACCTCAACCCACAGGTTTACAATGCTGCGCGCCACAGCGGCGATGGCTACCCAGCCAGAAGCTACCGCTTCGGTGTAGAGAACACCACAAAGAAGACGCGCCTCGACACTTCTTCATTCGAATACGAAGACGTCAGCGAATAAAGGAGTCGGACACGATGACGGCGCACGGAACAACACTCAAAGAAATCAGAGCCGAAGCACTGCCAAAAGCAGAGCAAATGTTCCGCGCGTCGGACTTCCTGTCGGACAAAGAAAAACAGGAGCTTCACGCATCCAACGCGAGAGGCAAGGAAGAGCCGAAACCATACGACAAAGTCGACGCCTTCGAGGCAGAGATGATCGCAAGATTCGGCTTCGACTTTTACAAGGCATGGCTCAGCGGAGAACTCGACGAGGGCTTCGCTTTCCGCCTAATCGCCGCCGAGCGCGAACGCGAGAAGCAACTGATGGCACCAATCATGGCGATGGTCCTCATGGCCAACGCAGGCGCAAATAATGGCGACAAGAACGGCAACGCCCCGAAATCGCTGCGAATCGCACAAGACATTCTCAAAAAAATCCTAAAATAAGGAGTCAACATGGCAAACAATGTCGTCGGCTCGGCGAGTATATCGCTCCGGGCCGATACGAAACAACTCGCCAGCGATCTCAACAGCGCAGAATCTACGACCAAGTCCAAGCTCAGCACCATGGCCAGCTACGCTGCCAAATCCGCATCACTAGCAGCGGTGGCAATCACGACTGCAGCGACAACCGCCGTGGCGGGAATCATCAGCAAGTCCAGCGAACTCTATTCGAGCTTTGAGCAGAGCGTCGGTGGCACAGAAACACTCTTCAAAGACGCATCGGATGAGGTCCTAAAGAATGCGGACAACGCATTCAAGACGGCAGCCATCAGTGCCGATCAATACCTACAGAACGTCAACAGCTTCGCAGGCGCGCTCATGCAGAGCACAGGCGAGAACGCAAAAGAAGCAGCCGAACTCGCAGACCTCGCGATGCAGAGCATGGCAGACAACAGCGCGAAGATTGGCACAGACATCACGATGCTGCAGAACGCCTACCAAAGCCTGGCACGCGGACAGTTCATGCTCCTCGACAATCTCAAGCTCGGCTACGGCGGGACGAGAAGCGAGATGGAGAGGCTCATCAAAGACGCTTCTGGGATGACAGACGAGATGAACAAGCTCGGAGTCACAGTCGACGCCACCAGCATGGACTTCGGAAACATGATCAAGGCCATCGCCGTCGTCCAGGAACACATGGGAATCGCAGGCACGACTATCAACGAAGCCTACAGCACCATTGAGGGCTCACAGAAGATGCTCAAGGCCGCAACAAGCGACTTCCTCCGAGGACTCGCAGACCCAACAGCCGACCTGGGCCAATTATTCGACAACCTCACGGATTCGGCGCTCGCATTTGGCAAGAACATCTTCGAGATGCTCAAAAGACTGCTGCCGAATATCAGCACAGCTGTCAAAAAGCTCGGCGACTTCCTCGGCGAGAATCTACCTGGAATCATTCAAGACGTGGTCCCGATTTTAATCGAAACAATCATTGATGTCGCAGATTCGCTGATCAGCTACGCCCCACAAATAGTCGACGCGCTCATCAAGGCAAGCACCCAAATCATCATCAGCCTGGCGCAGAAGCTCCCAGAAATCCTAAGCACGGTAGTCACGGCCATCCTCGGAATCGTAAACGTGCTACTACAGCCAGAGAATCTGCTCCTAATCCAGCAGGCATTCTTCGAACTGCTCCTGGGGATCGTCCGAGCCATCCCGCAAATCATAGTCGCATTCAACGAAGCCATGCCGACATTACTCGACACGGTCATCCAGATGCTCACAAGCCCGGAATATTTCGAGATGCTCTTCAAAGCCGCAGTGCTCCTATTTATGGCAATAGTAGAGGCGCTCCCGCAAATCCTCGGCTCACTCATCGAGGCCTGGAAGAAAATCTTCGGCAAGCTCTGGGAAATCACAAAGGGATTATTCCAAGACTTCGCAGCAAACTTCGGGAAAGGCATCAGCAATGCCATCATCGGCGGACTCAATAAGATGCTCGACTTCGTCCAGAACACAATCAACGCTCCGATCAACGCCATCAACGGCGCACTAGACGCGATCAATCAAATCCCAGGCGTGAGCATCCAGCACATCAACCAGCTCCAGCTCGCAAGAATCCCGATGCTCGCAAGCGGCGGCCTCATTACTGGACCGACCACCGCGCTCATCGGCGAAGCAGGCCCTGAGGCCGTCATACCGCTACAGAACACGAACAGCTGGGCAAAGGCACTGGCAAGCGCAATCACGGACGAATTCAGCTCAGACGGCTTCTCAGGCGGTCAGACGGTCAATGTTTACGTTCAGAACACAATCAACAGCAAGCTCGACATCGAAGAGGTCAGCCGAGAGCTAGTAACACAAATCAGGAGGGCAATCTAAATGCAAAACGACACCTGCTACATCCTCGCACTCATCAAACGCGACGACGGAGAGCGACTACTGCTCGGCACGGGCTACTACGAATTCACGGCAGGCCAGAAGCACTTCAATCCGAACAGCTTCGCAAACGACGTGGTCGAACTACAAGGCACAGATGGCCAGCTGCTCGCAGGACAGGTCCGAAGATCCACGACTCAGACCTTCGAGGGCTACATCGGCGACGGCACCACAAGCAAGACCATGGTCGAGCAGAAGCGCCGAGAATTCTTCCTCTTCTTCCGCAAGCAACATCACTACACAGCGGTCTACATCATGCCAGACGGCACCGCAATCAAGCGCGACAGGGGCTACATCACGCAAGCCCCAGCCGTGCAGGAACTCTACCAACTCCAACCTAAATGGAGCATCGGCTTGGCCTTCGAGGACGTCAACTACTACTCCTACGCCGAGGACAGCCAAGGCAACGAAATCTACAGCTTCGAAGCCTCACTCGCCCTGGCGAACATCGCAGACGGCGGCCTCGTCTGGGATGCGGACGGTGCAACAAGCGACACCTACGTCCACACGGGCAAGAACCTGTTCAACAAAGACAGCGTCACCGTTGGCAAATACATTGATTCTTCTGGCAACGAGCAAGATGTCGCTACTTGGTGCATTAGCGATTATATCGAGGTTTCGCCCAGCACAAACTATACAATCTCTGGGCAAGCCGTCGCCGGCGTCGCAACAAGAAGTTGTTATTATACTGCGAGCAAACAGGTCATCAGTGTTTTTGTGGGAGGCAATCAAACAATAACAACGCCTCCTAATGCGGCATACATTAGAGCGTCCGTGTTCCTTGGAAACCCATTCAGTCCGTCGGATCTCCCTACTTATCAGCTCGAGCTCGGATCAACAGCCAGCTCTTACGAGTCATACAGCCAGGGATTAAGCACCGGCGGCTACATCTTCGCACCGAGCACAGGTGGCGGACCAATCGTCGTAACGGTCAACGGCGTAGACAACGCGAACCCAGTCTGGCACGTATATGGACCAGCTACGAATCCGACACTCACAAACTCCACGACGGGCGAAGCACTGACATGGAACGGCACAATTCCAAATAATCAGGAGCTAATCATCGACATGGGCGCACAGACAGCCACACTCGAGGGCGCGAACGTCTTCGAATTTGTAAGCGGAAGCTGGGTCCAACTCGAGCCAGGCGCGAACCGCATCAGCTACACCGCAGCAAATACCACTAAAAGCTCGACCGTCTACTGGAACGAGGTCGTAGGCTAGGAGGCGCAGGATGATCACAACAGCCAACTACAAGCTCGAGCTCAGACTAGACGGCCAACTCATCGGCGACCTTCGCAACATCGCCCAGAACCTCACCTGGAGCCGATGCCGGACCAACTACGGCGTCGACGAAATCGACTTCACGCTCAACGACCAAATCTTCGACAAGTGGTGCAAGGACCGCAACACGACCATCGACCAAATCATGAAGCCTTACGCGCTCGACTGCCGAATAATCCGCAACGGCGAAGCAGTGGCGGGAGGCTTCCTCGCTACGCGCCCGGCATACAATCCACGAAACGCCAGCGCGAACCTCCAATTCCGCTTCGATGGCTATCTGAACCTCCTCGCGGGAGTCTACATCCACCCCACGGCCATGCAGACCAAAAACGCAAACATCATGGTCAAGGATTGGATCACGCTAGCAGACACCAGAGCCGCCACGGCAGGGAAAGCCTTCGGCTTCACTTACGATGCAGCGCACTCGGACACGCTCGCAAGCGTCCAGAGGACATTCGACAGCTACAAGACGATCAAGGAAGCCATCACGCAGATGACAGACAATGTGGACGGCGCAGGCATCTTCGACGTCATATTCAATCCCAACAGAAGCTACTACATCACGAATCAGCTCGGCCGAGAAATCACGAGCTGGCAACTCTACTACCCGCCAAGACTCGCAGGCCAATCCGTGGCCACGATCAGCGCAGAAGAGGTTCAAGGCTTCGCAAGCCACGTCATCACACTAGGAGCTGGAGAAACAAGCTCAGACGCAGCGAAGAGCACTGTCATTACGAGCGAATCCACAAACAGCGAAGCAGTGACCGAATTCGGCTACTGCGAGGCTTTGACGCAATACTCCTCCGTGAGTAGGCAGACCACACTAGACGGACACAATGCAGCAGACCTTCGAGAGATGAGCAACTGCTTCTGGGAGCCAAACATCACGCTCACAGGCTCACAAACGCCACCAAGCCCAACGGAAGAGTACGGCCTCTGGATCGGCGACACAATCTACCTCGAAAACACGGTCGACCCAACCGGCGCAACTTCTGGATGGTTCAGAATCCAGGCCATCGAGGTCAGCGTCACAGCGCAGGGAGCGGAAACGATCACGCCAATCATTGAGAGAGTGACATCATGAGAAGCCTCTTCGAGAAGAATCTGATGCGCATGAAATCGGAGCTGACAGACCTCAAGACGGCACACAAGCGAGGCCTCGGAACGGTCAAATTCTTTAAGTATACGGTCCAATTCACAGCATCGCTCAGCGGAACGGCACTCTACTACATCGTGGCAAACATCAAGAGCGGAGAGCCACAGCGCCCTTATATACAAGCCAGCTCGAAAAGCTCCCGCGGCGACTACGCCTGCTTCGAGTACGACATGACTTCTGGCACGAGCACAATCCAAGTAGTAATCGAAAGCTGGGAAATAAACCACACAATCACGTGCGAAATCATCAGCTCCAGCGAACTAGAGAATGTGAGGTTTGATCATGCTCAACCCCTTTGACGCATTAATCAAGAACATTAAGCGCGAACTCATCGACATTAAAAACGCGCCTAGAAGATCCACGCTTACACTCCAAACAATAAGCAAGAGCATCACGGTCAACTTCAGCGCAACGGCAGACCAATGGGGTGGCGCCTACGCCACCACAATCCCGGTCGTCAACATCAACTTCAAGGACGACATCCCGCAAATCTGGATGGCAAGCTTTGACAGCAAAACGCCAGCGTCACCATTCCCGATGCAATTCGTCACGAATCTGGCAACAAATGGCAACAACGGAGCCGTGGTCATCAACCCCGGAAGACTCGAGGGGCTGAATCCAGGCCAAACCTATACGGCAAGCGTAAAGATCAACATCATCGCTACGGGCGACTTCACGCTCACGGAAGGGAGCATTGCGAGGTAATATGCAAGACGAAATCATCAACATGAAGCGCGAGCTTCTCGAACTCAAAACGGCAAAGACAATCCCGGCCTACATCAACATGTACACAGGCACGGTCACGAGAGCGGCAGGAATCTACAACGGCATCTACCGCTGGAGAATCTACTTCCAAGACGTCGGCGACACGGAGCCTCCGATTGTAGCTGGCGCAGGGAGCCTCTTCAGCAAATACAACGCCG